GCTGGATTGGTTTCTGATGGTGTTGAAGCAGGTGATGTTGAATCCTTTATTGATTCCGGTAGTTATGCTCTCAATGCTTTACTATCGGGAAGTATCTATGGTGGGCTTGCTGGGAACAAGATTACCGCCTTTGCTGGAGAATCGGCTACAGGAAAAACATTTTTTGTACTCGGTATTGTCAAACAATTTTTGTCAGATAATCCTGACGGTGGTGTTCTTTACTTTGAGTCTGAATCTGCAATAACGAAAGATATGATTGAGAGGAGAGGTATAGATTCTTCTCGCATGGTTATGTTGCCAGTTGCATCAATACAGGAGTTTGCACACCAATCAACAAAGATATTAGATAAATATCTTGCTGATCAAGAACGTAAGCCTATGATGATTTGTCTTGATAGTCTTGGTATGCTATCTACATCAAAAGAATTGACTGACATTGCTGATGGTAAAGAGACAAAAGACATGACACGAGCCGCCCTTGTAAAAGGTGCATTTAGAGTATTAACACTCAAAGCAGGTAAAGCAAAAGTTCCTATGCTTGTGACAAATCATACATATTCACAAGTAGGTGTAATGTTTCCTCAACAAGTGATGGGTGGTGGTACAGGGTTGTATTATGCCTCAAGCAATATTGTGTTTCTCTCAAAGAGAAAAGAAAAAGAAGGAACAGAAGTTATTGGTAATGTGATACATTGTAAGAATCACAAGTCTAGATTGACAGTGGAAAATAAAATGATAGATGCTCTTGTCACATATGACAAAGGTTTAGATAGATGGTATGGTATGCTTGAACTTGCAGAAGAAGCAGGTATTTTTACTAAAGTCTCTACTCGTTTTGAGTTACCAGACGGATCAAAAATGTTTGGTAAACAAATTATGCAACAACCTGAAAAATATTTTACAGAAGATGTCATGAAAAAAATTGATGAATTTTGTAAAGAAAAATTTTTATATGGAACGACAAGTGAAACAGTAGAAGAGAATGATGAAACCGTTTGAAATAAATTATGAAAAAATTAATTCTCATTATCACATTCAAAAAACAAAAGTTGAAGTATTTCGAGAAAATATTTTTGAAACTTATTATGGTAATACTGAATGGAAATTAGATTGTTTGATAGATAGAGCATTACAGGTCAAAACTGACAATATTGATGGTGATGTAGCAGAGGTTGGTGTTGCAAGAGGTGGCAGTGCTAAATTATTAGCAAGTATTTTTCAAGATAAAAAAATACATTTATATGATACATTTCAAGGTTTACCTCATGAAGATATTTTTAGTGGTAAAGTAATTGGTGATTTTTCCGAGCCTGAGTCAATTGCAAGAGAAACTTTATCTAAATTTGATAACGTTGAAATAAATGTAGGTGTTTTTCCAGATACAATAAATTTAGAAAATACAAATTATTATTCGTTTGTTCATTTGGATGCTGATACATATAAAAGCACAATGGATGGATTAATTTATTTTTATCCTAGAATGAATAAAGGCGGAATAATTTTAATAGATGATTATATGTTTGAAGAATTACCTGGTGTTACTCTAGCAGTTTTAGAATTTACTAGGGTACATAATATAAAATATTTAATACCTGAAAGATGGATGTGTCTGATTCAAAAAATTTAAAAGAATGGTACGAAATAGTGCCGAATCCACAGAATGATAATGATGAGCAACAAGCCTTCCGTATAACGAAAGGTAAGTTTCAAGATGTAATATACAAGTATAATAGATTTGGTGTTAACGAAGAACCAAACGATGATGGTACGTTGACATATAAATTTGAATATGATATACTTGAGATACCAGAAGAAATTGTCAATAAAAACTATGCTGATGAAGAAGGTATAGAATTTGAGCAACTTATTGGCGATATTCTTATTGAAGTCATACAAGAAAACATCGAAGTAAACGAAAGCGAGGATGGAAAGACTAGAAGATACGATTTTAAGGAACCTCTTATACAATGATGATTTTGTCAGAAAATCATTACCATATCTGAAGAATGATTATTTTCTTGAACACACAGATAAGATCTTGTTTGAGGAAATTGATAAATTTATTCAGAAATATAATATATCTCCAACAAAAGAATCTCTTGTAATAGAACTCAATGAGAATTCTAAATTACAAGAAGATCAGTTTAAGGGTCTTATAGAAAGGCTTAATAATTATGAGACAAATAAGAACGAGCAATCAGAAATAGAATGGCTTATTAACACTACAGAACAATTTTGTCAAGACAAAGCAATCTATAATGCAGTTCTAGAATCTATTTCAATTATTGATGGTCAAAAGAAAACAGAGAAAGATAAAGGCGCTATTCCAGCGATTTTATCTGATGCACTTGCAGTATGTTTTGATCCCAATATTGGACATGATTATATTGAAGATGCTGAAGCAAGATATGAATCCTATCATCAAATAGAACAAAGAATACCATTCGATTTAGAATATTTCAATAAAATTACAAATGGTGGTCTGCCAAACAAGACACTCAATGTTGCAATAGCAGGTACTGGTGTCGGTAAATCATTGTTCATGTGTCATATGGCGTCAAGTTGCCTATCTCAAGGAAACAATGTTTTGTATATCACACTTGAGATGGCGGAAGAAAAGATTGCAGAAAGAATTGATGCAAATTTAATGAACATTACACTTGATGATTTAAAGCAATTACCTAAAGATTTGTACGAAAGAAAAGTTGCAAGTATAAGTAAAGTGACAGACGGTAAATTAATTGTCAAAGAGTATCCGACTGCCGCCGCTAATACAAATCATTTTCGTAATTTATTGAGTGAATTGAAACTCAAAAGACAATTTGTTCCGCAGATTATTTTTGTTGATTATCTCAACATTTGTTCATCTGCAAGATTAAAGCAAGGAGCGAATGTGAATTCTTATACATTCATAAAATCCATTGCTGAAGAACTGCGTGGTATGGCAGTAGAATATGATGTGCCAATTGTATCGGCTACGCAGACCACTCGTTCAGGGTTTACGAGTACAGATGTCGGTCTTGAAGATACATCTGAATCGTTTGGTCTTCCTGCAACTGCTGACTTGATGTTTGCTTTGATATCTACTGAAGAACTTGAGAACCTTGGTCAAATGTTGGTGAAACAACTCAAGAATAGATATAATGATCCAACATCATCAAAAAGATTTGTGATAGGTATTGATCGTGCTAAAATGAAATTATATGATCTTGAAGAATCTGCACAAGATGATTTGATAGACAGAATGAATGATAAAAAGAACAAGAAGGGTAAATTTAATGCTCCATGGAAAGAAGATGACGATGAGCCATCATTCGATAAAGCGACTGGAGGAAAAATGAAATTTAAAAAAGAATTCGAGGAGTTTAATTTCTCATGATAAAAGTATCATCCGTAGATAATGAACCATTTTCTATGACTATAGAATATAAAAATCACAGTGTTATTTTGGTCGGATTACAGACCGGAGATGGGTATGATGGAGATTTAAAGGTATTTAAAGGTGATCTAGATGTATCTGAAAAAATAGGTGAATATGACATTTCAGGAGAAGGATTGAAAAAAATACTTGACACTATCGACACTTTTTGATAAAATAGTTACTGAGAGTGAGAGTTTCACTCTTTTTTGTAACTCTAATTAAAAAAGGTCTTATGCTCAAATATATTTTCATAATCCTTACTGCATTGTACTTTGGTATTCCATTTGCATATGAAAAAGCAATTGGTGCTGAAACTAAAGTTATTACTATGAATGGTAAACAATGGCTTGTTATAGTCGAACAAGGCAAAGAACCGATGCTAAAACCTCTTGAAAAACCGAGAGCAAAAAAACCGACTATAGTATCAACTGTAAAGAAGGAGCCGGAATGGCAACGTAAAACAGTTAAGGAATCAAAATTAGTACAAGTATGTGATGATCCTTTAGGGTGTGTCATGACACCTGAGGGTGATTGTCCTGATTGTAAAACTGAACTTGTCAAAGAAGAAACGGTAGAAGTTGTACAAAAATCAGATTTTACTGCTTTTAAAGAAAACGTCAAAGCACAAAATTCTTTGAATGAAAAAGTTAAAAATACTAAAACAAAATGGTATTTACAAACATATGACTGGATGAGAGATGTTGGTCATCCATCATATATCTGTTGGAAAGTCATGCTTACGTGTCAGCATAATGATCCAATTTCCATTCAAGACCTATATCTTGCCAAATTAAATGCATCAACATGTTCTGATTTTCAACATACATTTAATTTCACCAACCCAATATCATCCTGCCAAAAATCTACAATACTTAATCTTTAATAAACATAAATAGTTTGAAACGAGTTATGCAAAAATTATGCAGAGTTTCAAACAATTTATAAATGAAGAAAAGAACTTACATCTAGAACACATAGAAGATGAAGTTCTCAACAATGGAGTAGATGGCACACGGCAAGCAATAAACTTTCTCAGAGGTTTGAGAGATATGCTTGCTGGTTCATCAAAAAGCGGAAAGCAGGTTCGCATCACCGTAAAATGGGATGGTGCGCCTGCTATTTTTGCAGGAATTAATCCTGAAAATAATAAGTTTTTTGTTGGTACAAAAGGAGTTTTTGCAAAAACTGCAAAACTTAATTATACTCCGGAAGATATCGATAAAAATCATCCTGCTGAAGGGTTAAATAGAAAACTCAAATTAGCACTTGAGTATTTGCCTGAATTGGGTATACAAGATGTCGTACAAGGAGACATGATGTATAGTCAGGAAGATCTACAGGATGAAACGATTGATGGTGAAGAATATTTGATATTTAAACCAAATACTATTGTTTACGCAATACCTAAAAATAGTGATTTGGCTAAACAAATATCAATATCAAAAATGGGTATTGTATTTCATACTAGATATTCAGGTGATAGTTTACCCGAAATGGATGCCAATTTTGATATTGATGTTTCTCAAATGACACAAACACCGAATGTTTGGTTTAGGGATGCAGAATATGAAGATGTAAGTGGTACGGCATCTATGACTGAGAAAGAAACGGCACAAATAACAGGAATTCTATCGGGCGCTGGAAGATTATTTAGACAATTAAATCCGAATATACTTAAATATATTCAAAATCATAAGGACGTGAATATACAAATTAAAGCATACACAAATACGAAAATACGAGAAGGGCGTCCGATAGAAAACCCTGATGCACATGCAAGAGGATTGATAGTTTATCTGAAACAAAAATTTGAAAAGGAACTCAATAAATTAAAAACCGAAAAAGCAAGAATAAGAAAGCAACAGGCACAAAGAGAATTTTTGAAGTTTTTTCAAACAAACATAAGACAATTATCACAAATATTTGAAATGCAAAATATGTTAATTGCATGTAAAATATTGATATTGAGAAAATTAGAGCAGGTTAAAACATTGACAAAAACTTTTATTCAAGATGACGATGGTTTTAGAGTGACAAATCCAGAGGGGTTTGTTGCAGTAGATAAGTTAAAATCTGACCAGTATGTGAAACTGGTAGATCGTCTTGAATTTTCAAGACAAAATTTTAATGCCGCCAAAAACTGGTCAAAGGGAGCATAAATGTTAAAACAAGAAGAGCAATTGCTTGAAACACTTAATGGTAAAATGATCGATATCACTTTATCCGAAGGTGTAGATACACGATTAAGAAGATTAGCCACTCAAGGTCTTATTGCAAAAGATGAACTTGCGTTATTCACAAAACTCATAAAAGATCTTGATGATGGTAAATCACCTACGTTGCCACAACGTATGATGGTAATGAGAGTTTTTGACAAACTTCTGAAACTCATAATGGATAATAAAGAAGTGTATCAGAGAGTTTTGCAGACTGTTAAAAAGGATAAAAAAGTGAAAAAAGAAGCATTCGAAGCCACACATACTATCGTTGAACACAACGGAAAAAGATTTGTCATTGACGAAAATGAGCAATTAGTTCCTTATAATGGATAATAAATATTCATATGCGACTTAAAGATTTACACGAAAAACTAGATGGAAGAACCGCAGTTTTCACATTTGGTAGAATGAATCCTCCTACTATTGGACACGAAAAACTTCTTAATAAGTTGAAAAATGTCGCTAGTAAAAGTTCTGCTGATTGGTTCGTATATTTAAGTTCAAGTCAAGATGCCAAAAAGAATCCACTACCTTTTGAGCGTAAAATTCACTATGCCAGAAAGATGTTTGGTAGAGATGTGAATGCAAGAACCTTTCCTAAAGAGCCCACCGTACTCCATGCCGCTTCATCTCTTTACGGTAAAGGTTATAAAAAATTAATTATGGTTGTAGGGTCAGATAGAATAAATGATTTCAGCAAACTCCTCAAGCAATATAACAATCAAGATAAACCTCATGGATTTTATAATTTCGATTCGATTGATGTTGTGTCAGCAGGTGAGAGAGATCCTGATGCCGAAGGTGTATCAGGTATGTCAGCATCAAAGTTGAGAGGATTTGCAGTTCAAGGTAAATATGATGAGTTTGCGAAAGGGTTGCCAGGGTTGAATGATAAAGATGCAAAATCATTATTTAATGAAATACGAAAAGGATTAAAATTACAAGCAATATCTGAAAAAATCAAAGTGCAAAAAGAAATTATACCAGAAAAGGTTACTATGAAATTATCTACATTCAGAAATATTTTTAAGAGAGAAAAAATAGATGAAGATATTATGGATGTATTAAAGAAAAAGGCAGAGGTTTCCGGTATTTCTTTACAAATATTAAAATCAATTTATGAAAAAGCAGTAAAGCAATATAAACTTGGACATGAAATAGGACAGGTGAAAGAGCAATATGCTATGCAAAAAGTGAATGTACATCTTCTTAAAAATAAAAATATAGACAATACAAATGAGCAATTTAAGGAATGGATGAAGATGACTGATTTTGCAGTTGTAGATGAGGCAACTGATGTTGTTGTGAGTACACCAACAGGAAGATATCAAACAAAAACAGATAGTGTGACAAAAACGAAGCAAAAAGAAAAAACGAGATTTAGATCATCTGCTGATAGAAATAGTGTAACAGTAAAACGAGCAACTTCAAGAGACAAACGATATACTGATCAAGAACCTGTACAACCTGTACAAGAAATGATGTCTAGACCTCATGTATTTGTAGGTATTAAAGATACGGATCCTCGGTCTAATCTACGCCCTAGTGTTAGTTATAAACCAGGTAAGTCGGACGATTTAGTATTAATCAAACCTGTGGAAACAGATT